TAAATCGGGGGGGGGGGGGGTAAATTTTTAAAATGTCTCTACCCCCCCTAGGGAACCCCTAAAAATGCGCACTAAAAATCAAGGTCATCTTCAACTTCTTCGACTTCAATAGGTGCCACATCTTTGACTAAATATGCCTTTAAATAAGCTTCAAGCACATTAAACACTAAATCTGCCTTTTCTGACTCTTTTGCAGTCAAGGAATTAATGTATTTAAACTCAGGAACGTAAAATTTAACCGCTCCCTTCTTACCCTCTTTTGCAGATGATACTTCTACCCATTCATCAGAAAGTCTTGTCCTGCTCTTTTGGGTAAAATCCCCCCATGCTTGAACAGCGGATCCCTTCAACTGAATGTTTGCCAATTTGCCATCTACCAACATAATATAAATAGATTTAACGTAGTGACCTCCTGCGGCTTGAACACGCTCTTTAATTTCCTTGTATAACCCTTTGGCAATCTCGTTGCCTTTAAACGGCTTAACGGTCATTATTTCCTTTGAGATATATTTCACCTCATTTGAATAAATACCGCTTGATGTTGCATCATTCCACCCTGAAATGGTGTGCAATTCATCAAGTACTAAAAATTTAAACGGTAACGGAACGGCAACATTTTCTTTAAGTTCTTTGTCATAATAAGAAAATTGCTGATCGTTTGATTTCCAGTTTAAGAATTTAGTAGCTGGATTAGACTGTGGTTGTGCAAACGCTTGTTTGCGATTTGATTGAGTTTCCATTTTTGGAATTAATTTAAGTTATGAGCAGGAATTAAGATGCCCTGCCCTTGCATCTATAAAAGTTTGATTGATATATTTTGCGCACCGTATGTTTTCTGTGGAGGATGAATTATTTCACCTTCCATTGTAGATACATCTTCAGTAAGTGTCATTAAAAATGTTTCGCGTTCCTTTAATTTTGCTTTAGTTTGAATCAATAAATCATTTAGCTCATTCCATGTACTATCGTTTGAAGATTCAAAATCATATTTGTCAGGATTTTTACGTTCAATTATTTGAGCCTCATACATTATTAATCCACCCTTTTGAATTTGCTTAGCTGCAATCAAAGGTCTAATATTATCAACTAATTCTTTAAAAAACACCTCTGCTTTTGCTGCATAGATAAATGTTTTTAAAGCATCCTGATTCCCATTATTTACTTCTTCTACTATCCATTTGGCAAGATCAGTCCTTTGTTTTTTTGTGGTTGATATTAAACTGTTTAGCTTAATATCAAATTCTTCTATATCTGTACTCATATAAAATAAAAATGCCTTACTTGGGTTTGGCGCTGGAAGTCGCCGCCCCCAAAATAAGGCTCTTTAAGTTTTTAAAATCCGCTTCCAGACGGTGTACTAAATTATAAAAAATTATTGTATATCCAACATCAAAACAAACATTTCCGCTACAAATATTATAACAACTAAAATCATTGCTATAATGATAAGCCAGAAATTTCGGTTTGATTCTGGATCGTGGTCTTCGTGAAATCCCATCATCTCAATATCTCCTTTGCTAACTTTAAAGCTGATTCCTGCCCTTCCTGATGACAAACGCCACCGGGTTTAATTCGATTAATAATCTTAGTCCACATTCGCATTTTTATCATTTCGTTTTGGATATAAAAATGCCATTGATTAAACTGGTCAGAATGTAGTTCCCTGGTTCTGTGAACCGGCATGCCATCCTTCCAAGTGATACGCTCACCACTTGGAAGGGTTGTTGTTTTGATTAATAATGTTTTCATTTTTCGTTGAATAGGTTTAAGATTTCGGTAAATCCTGAATTTTTAAGATTCAGATACAAGGCTAAGGATCCGACAGTTCCATAACGTAAATCTAAAATAGAACTTTCTTTTATAAGTTCCTCAATTATTGCTGGAATAGTATGTGGATAAAACTCAGCTTGATCTTGCAATAAAACCTTGTACTCAGGCTTTAATCGGTCAAATAGATTATTCATTTTCTTCATCCCTCCTTCGATCGTAATCATCGTGCTTGTGGCATTTACATTTTTCAATTCGGGCATCGCAGTATTCGCAATGCTCTGCTGATGTCTCTGTTCTCTCGTACAGATTATCGTAATAGGCGTCAAAGTTCATTTTAGTTTCTTAGTTAAATAATCACATAATCCAGCTAATCCAATTAGGAGAGCCAACATAATAATAAAAAAGATGAAAAGTTCCATGTTAGTAAATTCTAAAGGTTTTGACATCATTATCACAAAGGTTAGCTAAGTAGACTTTAGCGAATGCTTTAGCTTCCTTTAAGTTCTTGAACTGGACTTTCTTAACGATTAGATCGTTGTAATCATTGTCCATAAATGCGATTGTGTACTTTTTCATTGTATGCAAGTTTTAATCCGGAACATCCCGGTACTGCCAAATCCCCATGCCTCGAAAAGCTATGGGGTGGCAGACTTCCAGACTTGCTGGAACTGGAGAATGTTATCTTATAGACATTAATTTACGACCACACGCTCTGTTATATTCGCTCAAGTTGTCATACACAACACCATCAAGAACTAAATTTCCATCCGATGGATTTGCTTCCCATTCTGCACGTCTGGCAAAACCTTTCATTATGCGCTTCATGTTTTTTGCTTTCTTAGCTTCTGATTTTAATAAAATAGCCTCGATTTGAGCAACTGGTAATTTACAACCTCTTAATATAGCTGCGTTTACTTCTTTGTTTAATTCTTGAGTAGTCATGTTTGCAAGTTTTGTTTGTCTGTATTGACATAACAAATATACTAATAGTTTTGAAATAAAAAAATTATTTTGATATTTTTTTTTATTTATTTTAATTTTGATAAAATTTATATATTTGTAGAAATAAAAAACACATGACAGAAAAACTAAAATCAATTCCGGTCTACTTGACCGATGAAAAGCGAGCAGCTTTAAAAACTATTAGTAAAAGTAAACGCATTGCTCAGACTCGATTAATCGAGCAAGAGATTGACAAGTTGTTAAAAAGAGAAGGATTTAAATTATGAAAAAATTTATACTAATTACAATAGGGTTTGCCTTACTAACCCAAATAACACACGCTTCAGAGGTATTTTACATGATTAGTAAAAAGACGGAATTAGATTACATAATATCTTGGATATTTGCATTTTCTTTAGAATGCTCCATCTTGATATTTACGTTGATCGGCAAAAGAAATACTGCAGTATTTTTTGCGCTAATTTCGTGGATTATCAACTTGCTGTACTATTGGTTTGATTTTGGCTTCAATCAAAATTTTGTTGCTATGAATGTAATATCATTAATTATCCCCATAACTATATTATTTTACTCAGAAACAATTGATACTGATAAACGTAAAAAAATATTTAAAAGGAATAACTAATGGAAACACTTCTTCAACAACTTGCAGAACTTAATGACAAGTATCTGGAGATGAAATTAGAGAATGAAACTCTTAAAAAGGAAGTATTTAAACTGCAAATCGCATTAATAATTGAAAGGCAAAAGAATAAACAATTAAGCAATAAAGAAAAATGATTCTCACCGCATTCATATTCATCACCCTGACAATCTACATAACCCTCTCCGTTTTGGTTTGGGGGTGTAGGTTGGTTTTGGGTTTAGTGGCTTTTGTGAAAAACACTTATTATTTGTGAAAAACACTTTTAAAATCATGCTTATTTATCCATCGGTTATAGCCATCCGAGCAGTCAATTACTTTGTGATCTCCATAGCCGTTGGGGATTTCTTCCACATCAAATATTTCTCCTTCAAGGTCATTATACCAACTGTTTTTTCTGCCTACCTTGATTTGTACTTTCAACTGCAAGTGTTATGAATAAGGCAAATACTTTGTCTGCCCTTTTACTTTTACTGCCTTTAATATTTGCCCTCTTTGCTTTGCATCGTAAGAAACATGCACCCAGTCTGGATTGTTGTCATTACCAAACTCCCAGATTAACTGATCAAATGGTAAATTATCTTTAATGTAATTAAACACATCAGCATTTGTAACTCCATTGGTACTGCCATCCATATCAATGTCAATCGCTTGACCTTTGCAATGCTGACTGGTTGCACTTCCTCCAATCTTGGCATTTAACTCTTTGCTTCTATACCCGGATGATATATGAATAGGAACGCCAAAATGTTCTCTGATAGGCTCAAATACTTTTTCAGCTAATATCATAAAGTTTGCAATATGCTCTCCAGTTGGCATATTTGAAATTTGATTACGTTTCGCAGATTCGCTGCGTGTAACTTCGCTTAAATCTAAATGTTTAGATAGTTTCATTTTTCTTCTTAAATATTTTTTCAGCAGAGGTTAAACCTAAACAACCAAAAGCCAACAAGGCTACTGATTCAACAAGTATTGCCGATGGTGCTACGTGTTCCTCACTAAACGAGTTATGATACATAGTAACGCACAAAGCTATTACACAAAGCAATCCGCATAAACGCTTCATGCTTAGACTTCCACTTTCATCACAAAAAAACTGTTTCATTGTACTGTGTCTTTTTTACTTTTACCCCAAAAGTTTTTCTTCTCTGTAACAAAAATAGTATCCCTAACAGTATCAATTTGAATTTGTACTCTTGGATTTGCTTTTATTTCAGCTACCTCACTAAACAATTGTTTAATCTGTTTTTTATCCTCAATAATACTTTCAACAGTTTTGTTAATTATTTTAGCTTCTTTCTTTGTAGCCTCAACAATACTACTATCCATCTTTAATTGACTTTTAGCAACTTTTAATAGTAAAGTATCGTATTTGTTTACCTGCTCGGGTTCAGTTGTTGTACACGAACTTATGAAAAGTATGAATACTAAATATCTCATTTGATTTTCTGAATTTTACCTAATGATTCCAACGTGCTTAACTTTGCAGATGCTCCACTCATTGCACCCTCGCACTTAATTAATGATTGACTCATAGCATCCATTTTAGCTTCAAGTTTCTCGATTTTTGCTCCTTGATTATCAATTTGCTCATGAAACGTGCTTCTAATATCAATGTATAAAGCACTAATGCCAATGATTACTAAGAACATTGTACCCACTACTGGGTTTTTACTAAAATCCTTAAAATTTATTGGTAAAGGATTTGTTAAATTTACTTTTTCTTTGATTGCCATAATTATAATTTTAATGAATAACCTACTGAATAACCACTCATTCCATAACCAACGCTAAATAAGCCTCTATGCCGAGTTTTAAATGATAGGCTAATGTTGTGATTCACTTTACCTAAATCTCTCGTTACATCGCTTCTTATTCCTAAATACAAAGCCACTTTGCTCTTGGATTCTATATTGTTTGTTATTGTGATTGTTTTTTCTTGAATTTTGGCTTGGAATGACCTGCCGATGATTCTGTTTTGGCTGATGGTATCTGTGATGACAAAGAGGTTACTGTCTTGTCTGATTGAATCCAAATACTCCGTAGCTTGGTTATAATCTTTAACAATGTATGTTGTATCATAGCTTTTTGTATTAGTGAAAATCGTGTCTAAAACTTTAAAAGGTATTTTATCGCCTTTTGTAAACTTAGTAAATGTTTTATGAGTAATTACAGTATCAATAGTTGTTTTAGTAACTGTCCTTGGTGGAATCCTAAGTTCAAACAAAAACAAAGACAATAAAATCAAAATAAATATTATTCCGTTCTTAATCATTTGATTTTGTTGGTTGCTTTAATGTAATACCTAATGGCAAAAATCCCGCTAACAATAGCGACCAAAGAAGCTATTAAAGTTACTATCGGTTGAATGTCTGCAATACTTAGCATTGCGCCTGATACACTTACTACGGTCGCTAAATCAGCGTTATTATTTGTCATCTTTAATCTGAGGTTGTAATTGTTTAACTAATTCTGCTGCTACTGCCTTAACTTGAATGTGTGGTGCAGTTGATTCCTCAATGACTGCCAATACTGCATTCCATTCAATCGCAGTCAATTCTACTGTTAACTTTTTCGGCTCGGGTTGTTTTTCTTCTTTCATTGGGTTGATTTTATGTCAAATATGGTTAATTATTGCCTTGTGTTTGTGTATTTTTTAAAATGTCTATTTCTGCTTTTAATTCCTGAATAGACTTCACAAGCAAAGGTATTAATTCGGTATAAGAAAGCCTTAATCTTTGATCTTCATCATCATCCTCTGTGACTGCATAAGGGTATGTCATCTGAACATCTTGAGCAATTAAAAACGCTCTTTCAACTGTTTCAAGATCTGTATTATACCTTCCGATGACTGTTCTATAATCTTTCAAAGTTGTTAATGCATCCTGAATCGGTCTGATAATTGTTTTCTCCCGAATATCAGACAATGAACTCCATGAAGTACCACCGTTTGCAAGTTCCACACCATTAGTCTGAGCCACAACCCTAATCTTTGATGATGCAGGAGTTGATTGAATTTGAAAGTAATTATTTGTATTATCCCAAAAAATAACTGCCTTTCCTGAATTGTTGTTATACCAATCTATTTGGGTGAAACGCTCCCCTGCATTATCTAATATTAATTGGTTTCCGTTGGCTGCGTCTATTCTTGCTGCATCGTTTATCGTTACTGCCTTTGCAAAAGTTGATTCCCCAGTTGCCGCAATGGTTAATCTTGGCGTGCCTCCCAATATGGATCCGGTTGCAAATATTTGGCTTCCTATTGATTCATGATATAAGTCATCATTTGCCGAATAAACAACCGCTTTGCCAATACCAGATTTTTGCATATACAAGCCGCCGCCTGATACTCCGCTTGTCGTTAAAAAATTATAATTTGTTAAGGTAAATGGAGATGATGCACCAACACCAACCGCACCGCTGAATGTTGCAGTTGCTCCAGCTAATTCAGTTGCTAAGGTAATTAATCCGGTTGATCTCGTGATTGTGAAAGGCGTATCAATTAATGCACCTGCATCCGAATACCTACGTATAAATAAATTAGCACCAGCATTAGATCCTGATTCCGTTCCGCTGACCTCTAAGTTGATACGATTGGAATTATCTGAACGAAAGCTAAGACTTTTTGCAACCGATACATTAGCATCTAAGTTAGCAATTAGCGCAGTTGCGCCACCATCTAAATGTAGTTTTGTAGTTGGGTTCGCAATACCGATTCCAAACTCCCCAGTTGACAAAATAGATAATACTTCTGATGCGGTTGCTTCATTATATAGTCTAAATCTTTGATCACTCTGTACATTACCAATAGACCAGCGATTAGTCCCTGCACTTCCGAAACCTAAAAAAGCGTTATTTGTCGAAGTTCCGTTAACTCTGCCAATAATCCCAGATCCGAAAACATCAAGCGGAGTTGTTGGCGCATTAGTCGCAATTCCTAACCTATTGTTTGTATCATCATAAAACAAGTTAGCATTGTCCTGAGTTAATGCACCCGAAGCACCAATAAATGGCAAGGATCCCAAAGTCAAAGCAGTTGTTATGGATAAGGTTGCAACAGAACCAACTAAAGTAATCGTGCCATCAAATCCGTTTGCGTCACTAAAAACCAAAGACGAAACAATGTTTGGAGATAATTCCACATAGGCACTACCACTCCAGCGATAAATGATATTAGTATTTAAAGCAATGTAAATCGTATCAGCTACACCAACCAAAGGAAAAGCCGCAAGATTTGCATACTCCTCAACAGTCCCGGTAAATAAAGAAGCCATTTGAGATAGCGTAATCTTTTTACTTATACCGGTTGTCGGATCTCCTATTATTGTCAAGTCATCCAGAGCTGGAGATAATTCAGTTGCTAATTGGTTTATTTTTTTTGATTCCATTAAAAAGTATAATTAGAGGGTACTTGACATCTATCATTTAAGAACGGCACAGTTAAGGTAGAATCTAACTTTACACCGGCTAATAAATCGGGATCACTTTCAGTAAAAAAACTTAAAGGCATACTTGTTGAAGGCGTCCAGGTCACGATTGAATAATCCTCTGGGTATCTCAACTGAGCAACAATATCCCCGGCTACTTGCGTCATGTCTGATAAAACTTCCGTTTCATTTGTTTCTTCCATTAGCATCCGATCCATAAAGTAAAAGCTAAAGGAATAAGCGATCTCCTTAGCTCCTACGGTTGCCCCAGTCAAAGTAAAAAACATAGCTGGATAAGTAACCTCAGAATTGCTTAACCGTTCCCATACATCACCAAAATAGACAAAATTAATTTGCTCGTGATCGTTTCCTATTTTGGTCAGCTCTTTGACTATCTGATTTAATGTCATTCTTTTTAGATTTTTCTAAATAAACTTTCAGCTTATTTTGATTTTTGAAATTAACTTCCTTGCTCATTTAACAACATCCTATATTCCCCTGATACCGTTCCTCAAAAGTTTTGCGACGCTTTCCATCATCCGTATAATCATCATTACAACAAGCATCACCCAGGTACATGCTAACTGTGTAACCTTCGTTATCTGGTTTTATCGAATCAATACCAGATCCAAAATTTAAATAATTAGGATATAAAGCATTATTCTGCTTTAGATACTTGATCAATCTTTGCTTGTAAAATTCCGCCCTTGCTTTGTAGCGATTTGCCACATCAATCATGTCCTGCATGGAAGGCGATTCCTGATTCTCTCCAGTCTTGCGCAATAGTCCCTTATTGTAAAACTGAAAACTTAACCCTTGCGGAAGTTCCGACATGACAAAGTAAATCAGCGCATCCACAATATAATCATCAAGCAATGTTGTTTGAAGCTGGGTGTAAGTCGCAGAATCTACGGCAGTCTGCAGCTCGTTGTATAATGCCGATCCCAAGGCAGGTAAAATATACATGTCCTGGGCAGTCTTGATCTCAGGCAGCACCAATTTCTCATCCACGTTGGCATGCAGTCCGGTTCTATCCTTTATTGATTGAACGGAAATAAATAATGTGTTCTTGCTCATCTTCTTGTTACAATATTAGATACCCATTGATGTCTGCAGCTCGGACTGTGGATTTGAGTTCCCGGCTCTGTATACCAACCGCCCCGGCGATCCCAAACCGAATATCCTAACCTTGCGCTGATGCTTTCAATCTCTGATCTGGAGTACATTTTATCAGCTTCCAATAAAGCAACACAAAACGGTCTGCTTGTTTTTTTATCACGATTATTGAACCCTGCTTTCCATTCGTAGGAATAACGAATCAAAATTTCCTTTGTTTGAGGCTTAATTTTTACTAAAATGTCATTCAACGGCTCGGTTAATATATGCTCTGTGATTGTGTTTTCATCAATGCCCTGCCCGATTACGTACTCATTTACTTGAATATAGCCACTATCAACAAGCGATTTTATGACCAAATTAATAGTTTCAACATTCTGATCTAAAGTTGTAGCCAAAACCTCGGCAGTAATCCGCTTATCCTTTGACATTAAGTCCAAAACATTTGCCTGTAACTGACTAACCTCGGCAAACATTTGATGCTCTAAATCATCATCAAAGCGCGCTCGTTGCTTCCAAACATTAAACCCTTGCTTTGCTTCACCAAACTCAAAAAACGCGCTGAAATCGTCTGCAAATCGCTCTGATTGAACAACCGCAACAGTATCAGGTGCTGGTTCGTATTTGCTGATGTCAATACCTGCCTTTTCAAGTAACCACTCTTTAGGTGCTATTTCTTTCAGTAGGTTTTCTGTGAACTCAAAACCGATAGGCTCTGTCGGGATGATGCTTAATTCAGGCTCTGCAATCCCGCGATATTTAAAAAGCATATTAAACACACTTTCAAGGTGCATTTGCTTACTATTTACATACGTATTTTTGAAAATCTCATAACCATCACGCATCTCAGAACGTGAACCCAGTTTCCCAGCTTCCGCAATACCAAAGATCGAAGGCGTTGTAATTTGATGACCGCTGAAAATATTAGTTTGAATTAATGAATCTACACGCCCGAAATCCTCTTTAGTAATATCGGAAGTCCCCAGGTCGTCAACTATTGGCTTTCTCGCACTATCAGTTACGAACGCTAAAATGAATTTCTTGCCATCGGATCCCGAAAATCTATTTGTAAATCGTTTCTCAATATTGCGCTTTTCTTCATCGGAAGGATCTCCATTTGGTAACGTGATAAGTTTACTTGCAGAAAACCCAGTCTGAGCGTTCCCCAAAACGTGCTTTGAAATCTCAATATCTGATTCTATGTAATTTAACGCACCAAAGTAACCCGGCAAAGAATAGAACCCCATGTTTGGGCGATATTCCTTAACGTATAATATCTGCTTCCCGAAAGGATTAGCCGGATTAAACGCTGGATAAACTTGTGCTTTTTCAATTCGATCATTCCAATCCTCCTTGTACCAAAACTGAGTATTGTCTTTATTTGTCCTTACCTTGGTATAATCGCAATGCCAAATTTCAGAAAGTTGACCAGTGGAAGAAAAAATAATCTCTAAATAATAACCTCCGAATAATTCTGCATCCAAAGAAACCTTTCTTGTCAAATCGTTGAGGCTCTCCATCCGATTGACTTTCTCAATGAAAGGCTCTGCCGCCTCGCTACCTTTCCAACCGTTCGCAGAAATATAATGTACTTTGCTTTTTATAATTGCGTTATGCTTGGCTGATTTATTAAAAAGATCAACAAGATAATTCGGGTAATCATTCCGATCTCCGTATTGAATATATCCCTCGCCTTTCTTTTCCTTAAATTCTGGTTGCCTTGCCTCTGCAAATGTGACTACTCTTAGATCCATTTATTGTCTGATTTTGTATGTATCTGTTGTTGCATATTCTGTAAATTCAAATGCCGTTCCTACTAATTCCATTATCCCAGATTCCAACGCATTTAATCCTGCTGGGTTTGTATTGCTTGTGCTTGCTTGCTCATATATAACATAATCATATTGACCATTTAAAGCAGTTGCAAAATTAGTATTTGTAACAAAGCTAAATTCATTGTACCGATCTTTATAAATGCTGACATCTGTATTGTTTAACCTGACAAATTTAATCTCCGTATTTGCGCTACGATTCGTAAAAACAAATAAATAATTAGGATTAGTCAATAACTGCTTTTCGGTTAAAGTCAATATTACGCTTTGTGTTTGTCCCTTTGTAAGCCTTATCATATACCTAAATAGCAAAGTGATATAAAAATTACAAAATAAAAAAAACCGCTGACCAAATGATCAACGGCTTCCCCAAACACCAAATGAAAAACTAAACTAAGATCCTGGAGTTTCCAAAACTGAATAAACAGCTTGTGCTACGCTTGGCGCTAAAGCTGGTTCTGATCCCGTAAATGTCAAAGTGAATCCACTTCTATCTCCTTGTGCAGTTCCAGTTGAAGCTGCGTTTGCAGTCATGTCAATTCCTCTGGTTTTACCAAGATACCAATATATTCCGTTGCTATCTTTTGCGACTGCAACTAAAGAATTCTGCGCTAATAATAGCAACTCATTCCTCGTATTCGTTTGTAGCTTATTTAAAATGATCTGCAATTCTTGACCGTAGAAAACAGTTCCGTTTGCAACAGAAGCAGTCATTGTCTGGTTAAACATTGAAGTGTCTTTTACTAAAGCATATTTCCAGAACCGTTTTCCAGCAGCCTTAGTCAAAGCAGTTATTACACCACTTGCTTCGGTTGTTGTAGTTACGTTTGCTGCTTCTGTGAAATATACTTCGACAATACCGCCTAAGCTATCTCTACAATCTAAGCTATATCCTTGTGTTAATGCGCATGGCATAATATTGAAATTTAAATTTAAAAAATTAGAGGGTTTTTACACCCTCGTTAATTATGATAAAATGAATTTAACGATTTCGTCAGGGAAAGCTACGTTCACACCCAATTTGAACTCAGATACAAAACGAACCTGATCTGCTTCCTTTGCGTAGAAGATTTCAAACTTATCTTCCTCATTTAGCAAGTCCGTTCCTAAGAAAAGGTTGCTAATTCTCAAAGCATAAATCTTATTCGTTCCGTTCAATCCTGCCAAAGCGATAACCTTGATCGGAGTTCCTGGCAATACAAATTCAGAATCAGCCTTTCCGTCAAAAGAATAATTGAACATATTAGCATTTTTCAATGCTATTGTGTACGTTCTAAAAACATCTTGACCGCAGAATATTGTCATGTCATCGGCAGCCACTACCTGAGCAGGGATTGCCTTGTAAACACCATCAAAAATTGAAACTACGTTTGTAGCTATGATACCAGTTGCAGTACTAATTGGTGCAGTTGCAATATAAGTTGCACTATTTGCAGCTACGGGACCAGTTGCCGCACCGATCAATTTAACTAAACCATCAAACTTGTTAAGGTTTACGTTTGCTGAATCAGTATCTCCCTGCCATAAAGCAGTTTCCAACTGTGAAGCGATTGTTTTTGCTTTCTTATCAGCAAATTCCTGCTCAAAAGGGATTGAATCATACATTGAACCAGTAGGCAAAGCCTTCTGTAAATACTTAGACTCTAAATCTTTCGGGCAAAGTGCCTCGTTTACTTTGATTTTACCAACAGTCACCGTTCTCTGGGTGAAAGTTGTTGAACCTGACGCAGTAAATCCGCAGCTGCCACCAGCTTGGAATATTGCATCAGTATCCATAATGTTGATTGTTTCTGCGCTTTTCACGCCAATCATTACGTTCCCTGCGCTCTTAATTAAAGCGGCAGTTTTTGCGCCTAAAACTGAATCGGTTACCAATAAGGCTTCGTTCTGTTCTGTGTATGCTGCTAAAGCTGATACGTCAAATGCCATCGTTTTTTATTTTTACTTGTTTAAAATTGCGTTTCTGTACTTATTAATTCTTTCTTCTTTGATGCTTTTCGTTTTTACAAACTCTGAAAAACTATTCGGTTTTTGGATTGGATCCTCCGTCGGAGCGATTGAAAGCACTTCAATCAATTCAGCTACCTGAGCAAAACCCTGCTTTACCTTGTTTTCAAGTTCAGAAATCTTAGCATCATTTGCCTCAACTAATTCAGCAATCTTTGCCTCAAATGCCTCGGACATTTCATCCATTTTCTTTTTATAACCAGCTTCAACATCAACCTCTGGACTTGCCTCAACTACCTTAGCTTTAATCGCGGTGATTATTCCGTTATCGTCTAAAGTTATTTGAGTTCCATCCATTAATTCATGATCTCCAACCGGTGCCGGGTTGCCTTCAAGAGTAACCATTCCGCCGATCTCTAATTCTGAAATCTCAACTTTAGTGCCATCCATTAATGAATACTCATACATCTCCATCTTTGTTTCTTCAATCGGAGCTGCTTCAGCTTCAATCGGAGCAATGTTATCATCGAACAAAGATTTGATTTTAAAAATTGCTTCTTGTGCGTTCATACTTTTTCTTTAAATAGTTAATAATTGAATCTTTATCACTTAACTTGTGACAATATTTTTTTGATTTCATCCATCAATGAGCCTGCTTGTTTTACTTCCTTTGGTTTGTATTGAAATAATCCCTCAACGCTGAACCCCATAATCTCACCACTTTTAACTTTTGCCCATGCCTCATCGTTTTCTACAATCATTGAACCGAACCAACTACCCTCCGGTGCATCCTCAAATCCTTTCATAGGCATAATGCCACGCGAAGGATCTGAAATAAAACTCTCAAATAAGGTAACACCCTCAAATTGTTGACTTGAATTATGCATTAAATTCACGTTGCTTTGGAATCCTTTTTTGAAAAATTTCTGTACGATTTTAATAATAGTCTCCGCAGTAAAAGCCACATAATAATCACCATAAGTATTATCAGATCTAAAAATAGGCGTATCAGCCAACATAATAGCACCAGAAATGATACGGCGATCTTCATTCGTGACTTCAAATTTTTGAGTTTTATTAAATGCGTTCCAATTCCTTTGTATAGCTGGGCGATCTACTAATGAGATAAAATCCACTTGTGAATCATCATCAATGCTATCCGTAATGTCAAGCATGTATATTGGTATCTCTGTATTCATGTTCATAAATAGCTTTTATTTAAAAATTTATCATTTAATCAAACCTTGCTCTGTTTTCAATCTCTTGCATCCTGCTTTGACTGTCCGTTATATCGCTTTCCACTACGTAGGCTCTTATTACCGTATCTCCTGAAGCACGAACCTGACCGCCTGAATCTCCGCCACCTAAATCAGGTGTAGTGATTTGGTTAATCGTAGGCATCGCACCTCCACCTCCTAAAGATCCACCAGGGGAAGGAATATCAACAAATCCCGGCTCAGACGATCCCGCAGGAATTGCAGGAGTTTTTACAGCCAAAATAGACTTAACATTTTTTAACCCTGCCACAACTGCTGCTGCTGCCGCAATACCTCCAAGCACAGGACCTACAACCGGAATACCTGCCAGAGATTTGAACGCCGCAGTTGCTGACATATAAGTATCTATTGTAGTCGCTGCAATCGCGGCTGCCTTACCTGCCACTGTATGCTCTCCGATTGCCTTCGCTACGTTCTTTAATGTAGAACTAATTTTCTGCGCATTTTCGGCTCTGGAACTTGATTCCTTTTTACTGAGTTCAATTCTGCCATCGGCTAATTCTTTTTCAGTTTTTGAATACGCTATACTGTCAATTTTACCCTCTTTATAAAGCTTTTTATTTAAAGCCAAAGCATCATCTACAGCTCGTTTTCTAGCCGCATAAGAAAGGTTTTCATTATTGATAATGGAATCTAACCGTTTTACTTCATTGTCCTCTGCCTGCTTTACATACTTTGCATCAATGCCAGCAACTTCCGCCCCATATTTATCCCTTAACGCTGAAATTAATAACCCTTTTTGCTTTTCGGTATAATCAGCATTTTGAACAATCTTTTTAGTTTCCTCCTTTAGTTTTTCATCTAAAGCAGCAATTTCTTTATCCTTTCCCTCTTGGAATTTTGCAACCCTCGCCTCCGATAAAGTAGCTTGTAAATCCTCCTCGAATTTCAGATCCTTCTTTGCTTGATCTTCTTTTACTTTGTCATCAATCGCCTGAATTTCTAATTGGTAAGTCGCCTCACTTGCTTTTTTTAATTCATTCTTAGTTTTTATATCAACTTTTAAAGAATTAATCTCAGCAATTCGGGCATCGTTATTTATTTCAGCTTGTTTCTTTGCTTTTTCATCTTCTGAACCGATTTCAGCTAAAGCCTTTTCATTCTGCAGATCAAGCAACATTTTATCGGCAGTCTTTTTGTCAGCGATAACCTGCTTGTTTGCTTCATCACGTTTCTTCTTAGCTTCCTCCGCGGCTTTCTTATCTTCCTCAGCACTTTTTTTGTTAAATTCTGCCGTTAAAACTAATTGCTCAACTTTTAAATCCCTGAATTTTTTCTGATCTTCTGTTGATAATTCGCCTTTTACCTTGCTTGAATTTCTTAGATCATTTAATTCATTCTCAACTCTCTGTTTACTTAATTCATAAATCTCTTTTTCAGATCCCCCCTGAGCCTTTAAAATTTTGATTCTGTTTTCAATATCTTCATTCGCACGTTTATTGGCAGCGGATAATTTATCTAAGTTCCGTTCCGCCTCACTTGTTACCCCTATAAAGTCCGTAAACTGCTCAACTAAATTACCAACGCCCCGCGCTAAGTCACCAAGCGGACTGCTCATAATCCACTTGCTGATCTTATCAAAGTTTTGAATAACCAAACCCAGCGCAACAACTAAAGCACCGATTCCAGTCGCTATAATCGCACCCTTTAAAACATTAAAACCAACACTTGTTTCAACTGTTGCAATCCCAAAGGCTTTTTGAATAGTCGTAGCCGTTGAAGTTGCCGCATTGTTTAAAGTCTGAAATGCCGTACTTGCTTTAATTACTGCACCCAACTGCTTGAATGAATCCACGCTCTCCCCAACTGATTGAAGTCCCTGAGATAAAGCCATCGCGGCATTTACTTTCAATAATGCAGCTTCAACGTTCTTATTCTCTTTTCCGAATAAAGCCATGCCGCCCTGGAGCGCAGCAAAACCCCCAGCAACACCAGCCAGTGAGGAAGCCACAGCCTTAAATTTAGCATCAGGATTGAAAGCATCAGTCAAAGCCTTAGCATCCCCAATCCTATCTTTTAAATCCGCCGCCTTCTTTGCTGCATTAATCGCTTCCTTTGAAGTAGCACCAAACTTATCAGATAACACCTGAACATCTGCAGCCGCTTCGCGCATTTGAGTACGTAAAGATTTTACAGATTGATCAGTTGAATCAAAGGCACTATCTAACTTCTTAACCTGCTCGGTTGCTTGTGCCGCATCCGTAGTAATTTTTATACCTATAATTTCCTCAGCCATCAGTCTGTATTTATAACTTTTAATAATTCAACTTGTGTTGTCCGGTATGATGTCGGGTCATAAGAAGTGACCTTGTTTAATCTAAACAACACCCCATTAATCCAAATGTATTTGCTAAAATCTAAATTATAAATGTCAACTGCCGTTAAATAAACCCGGCAGGTTAATAGCTTAGATTCCATGTCAGTAATTTCCAACAAGTAAGGCAAATGATAAGTATTGAATAGATTATTTGTTGGGTAAGTTGTTGCCGGGAACTGCAATTCCTTTGGAACTCCGAAATTAATATCAATAGTCGGTGTTATAGGATCGTCTAAATGTCCCGCATACCCGTAAACGTTTAAATTTGCTAAATTAGAACCGCCACCTGTTTCATCGCTTTTAATATGCCAAGTATGTGCAATACTTAATTTCTTAGCCATTAAAATACGAATAACGCTATCCATTGGATCTTCTTGCGAATTATTATTTGACAATTTAAAAATTGTTGTATAATATTTATCAATATGTGCGTGATTTTGTGGCTGAAATAATACACTTGGTGCAAAGATAATTTGGGTTGCAGCCGTGTCTTTTACGAAATCAAACTCCGAATCATACAAATTATCGCCATAGCTTTGCCCGTACTTTTTTAGATAGTTGTCATTATAATAGTCCGTATCTGGGGTGTATTTGTAAGCATAGTACCTTGCGTTTAATTGTGACATCGGCTTAATTGACATCGCGGATCCGGTATCAATCTTTTGCGACCAATCCAGACTATTAGTAACCGATGAGGAATAAAAGTCAATGTAGGGCGAAATATTTATCTGTTTTTCGTTCAAGTTGTCCTGAAAAACGTACAGATTGAACATTTTACAGATTGACAAAAAGAAATCTTTCTGAAATATTCCCTTTGGCAAATTCTCGTTAATAGATATAACCCCATTATATGCTACATCAACTATCTGGGATGTAATCTGAGCAAGGTTAATACTCGCGCTTGATATTGTTACGATATAAGTATTGGCAGTTACTGGAACGCTTATTTCAATGCGTACTGTATTCGTGTTTGCTATGTTCCCGGTAATATCAAAACCAAAGCTGAAAGGATTATTTGCCGAAAACGTATTTTGCGTGAAAGCCTGAACCGCAACCCCAGCAATATACAAAGTCGCAGTAATTGAGGAAGCCGCATCCGTTTGATAAATCCCAGTTATAGAAGCAATCGTTCTGACTGTTTTTGTACTATCTGTATACGTGAATATACTTTTCCCTGCATTTTCAGTAAAGTTTAATAACGTGGTAGTATCAAATGGAAGGTTCGCACTTCGAGCAGTCGGCGTATTGCTATTTAACAATACTTGCGAGATTGTTTTTGTTCCTAAAATAAAACGGTCATTCGTTCCTCTTATCCCCTGGCTATTATTCGGAATTATTAAAGTCTTAAAAAATGCAGTATCAAAGAAATCACAATTTAGCGAATAAGTAGTTCCCTCGAATATCTTTTCGATATATTCCTTTACATATAATGCAGGTCTAAAAGTATATACGCTGAAATCGTCCTTATTAGTTGAAACATCCCCATAATCAATTAGCGGATAAAAGTAACCAGATCCGTTAACTGTGTCCCAGCTATTTTGGATTGATGTTACGTTCCAAGTATGATTATATTCGCTGAAATCTAAATCCTCTAATCTTCTGTTCCCTAACTCTGTAATGAATCCGCCAAGCTCTCCAAAAACCGCACATTGATATTCTGTCGCTCCTTTATCGCTGACCATTTCAAGAATCCTGATCACGCCCTTAAATATCTGAATACGATCTATATACACTTCGCATTTAGCCGCTTGACTTGCACTAAAATTTGTGTTCACATTTGGCAAATCCATATTATGCTCATGAGCCATATTAATCTCAAAAGCAAAACCGAAAATCTGATTGTTTCTTGCAGTCGCAGGGATTGAAATAGTTCTACTAAACGAAGTATTACGGCTCCCAAAATCCTTGACGTCATCAATGGAATAAGTGAAATCCGTTCCTATATCCTTTAGCAAATCAATTAATTGATCTTCAATGTAGATTTCAGTTCTTATCATCGGAATTGACTATTTAAATATTTGCCAATTTCAACTTCTAAATCAAAATTGAATAAGCCATCCGAAACTTTGTATTTGTACTGATAATTAGTGTTCCTGATTGTGACCGGGAAGAACGCACCCTGCACTTCCATGTAGACAATCGGAGAGGCTACCAACTGAGCCAGCCAAGCATAATCCTGATCAAGAAGAAAGTCGCTTGTGAGCATGTAGTAATCCGTATGCTGGATAGCGAAGTTAAATGTAGTTTCATTGTACTTGTTATAAGCATCAATATTTGTCATTTGACCGCCTGATAACTTGTAAGGGTTTCTCCGGTATGAACTCCGTTCAAATTCTGATCTACGTTTATTGACTAACCTAAAAGCCATGGTATCATAACCACCCAATCTATTCAGGAAGTGCAAATTATACTGTCGGTATTTAGGATTACAAACCTGCTTGAATTTTAGCGTTCTGGTAACTGCCGCACCCAATGTAATGTAAACATTGTACCCAAAGGTATCCGCTGTGATAACTGTACTTCCTAAAAAAGAATTGATTGCTGCAGCTTGAAAATTAAACAAGTTGAATTGCCCAGTCATTGTAATATCTCCGCTGACCGCAGTCCCCACCGTTCCGTTTTCATTCGTAGGCTGAACCCATAATTTATATGACCCAGAAGTGATCTTTAAAAAAGTAATAAAAAACTGATCACCGTATTCAATGGGTATTTCTAAACTATCCCGATCTGAAAGCCAATCATCTGTATAATTTTCAATGAGTAAATTATCGTAATAGTCCGATAGAACTAAAGGAATATCCCCATTCTCGGTAAAAATATCCCCAAATAAAGGAGCATAATAATTATAAGCGGAGAAATTACCTGAAGCAAGATTTGCAATTACTGCACCGCTGACCTCCTCACCAATGCGCATCTGATAATCTACCTTAATCTTATCATTTGAAGCCATTAAAACAGTCGTTCCGGAAGGCTCAAAATAATTCGTAACGTATGACCTTACAACTGGGGAAGCATTGAAAACCCCATAGCTCCCATCGGCAGAAGGTGAAGGAAATATCTTATTGCGGCTGACTTGCGATCCGTTGATGTAAATATCATAAACGAACTTAAAATTTGTCGTTCCTACATTATTTGAGGAAGCCACAAACCAAAGATCATCATGCATACTTGGGAAAGTAGCCGGTTGACTATTTATTGTTATTGCCATTTTCTATCTTATTACCAATTTGTCTAATCTGAAGCTGAACATCACCACCAAAAGCAGTTGCCATCGCTGCAAAAAAATCCTTATTAAATATCGTTTTAACTGCATTATCAAAGTATGATGTTGTTTTTAATCCATCTCTTTTAATAGCCGAAGCAGTCGCATAGGCTAAAGCCTTTAATGAATCTGCTTTATTTACTATCTGTTTTAGCTTTTTATTTTTTCTTTGCGTCTTACTTAAATTCTTTTTTTGTGTTTCAGATGTTGTTTTTGCTTTCCCTAATTTATACCACCGCAAAATAGAGGTAGTCATTTTCTTATTCGGAAAAGAAGTTTTGTAAGCATAAGGTGAATCCGATGCAACTCTTTTCGGTCTTGCATTTAATTCTCCAACACCTCGCACTCCCTTGTTTACGAACTTGTAATAAACTGATGCAGGATTATTCTGATCATAGCCAAGTAACATTTCGTAATCATTGCCAAACTTTCTAACCTTTGGAACTGCCAAATCCCCGATCTTCCCGGAAGCAATGGAACCGCTTTTGCTTAGATTCTTTTGTACTTCATCATTGAACTGCTTTCCGTAAAACATGAGGATCTGCTCAGCAACTGGGTATTCAGTTGGGTCAATCAGATCAAACTTTTCTCCAATACTTGCTAAAAAACCATCCCTTAATAGTTTCGCTTGTTCTTTAAATTCACTCATGTCTATAAATAGCCAAACCCGATTTTAATATCTCATAAAAAAAGCGACTATCTGAGCCGCTTGCTTTGTTCATAATCATACGCATTTTTTGATTTCATGTAAGCCATCACGTTTAAGGCTTCAATAGTTTTCATTTCAAATGCTTCCGAATTTCTAATATTTTCGTGGTCGGCAATAAGTTTGACGGTATAATGCCATCCGTAGATTCGCATAAAAGCAAAACCGCCGAATCCGCTTGCTCCTCGCTCATCCCCGCCTTCATCATCTCCGCCCTCATATAATCCCGCGAAACTTCGATCCAGTTTCTGTAAACTTGATAAAAAAAAACCAGCGAGTGATATACGCTAATAAAATTTGCTTCCTGCATATCTGCCGAATACTCCTCATGTTTACTCGCATCATACTTGTCATCTTTCCATTTTCCCAGCCAGTTCTTTTTTTGAGGTATAACCATTGAGGCAGCTATCTTATGAAGATTGCCCACAGTATCTTTGCTGAATACTTTGCTTTCAATGTACCGGGCAAAAGGCATGTTCTTTATGTCGTAATTAACCCGATACTGTCTGCCATTGGTTTTAATATAATTTACCGGCTTCCCTTCAATCGGTTCATCCAGAAAGGTTAAATCTTTTCTAAGTTCCTGCAGATCCTGAATCCCTAAGCTATCAATTTGATGCTCGGTCAATCCGGTTACAATTGTCAATAGCTTGACTTCTTTGTCTAATTCTGTCCAATCCTTATCTGAATTTTGTAGTATTGGCATAATCTGCTGATACTGCCAAAGTGTTAATTCGTTCCATTTCATAATTTAAGCAAATGAGTACCTCCCAGAACCCCTTTTAAAATTAAAATTCTGCCATGCCAAAGCTAAAGCAACTACGCAATCATCGTGAAATCCTGATGGAGCTGAATATCTAACTCCATTTGCAGTAAATTGATATTCAAAAATATCTAACTCATCCACTATAACGCCTTCGGGATAACCTATTTTGCGTTGCTGGATTGCTTGTGCTAATCCTTCCATTAATTGCTGCTTTGATTGACTGGTAAACTTTAAGCCTTCAATGTTTATTCCTTCGCGCATCAAGTCCTCAAGTATCGGATCGCCAACTCCGGTGCTATCTACTAATATTGGTGCTGGAGGCAATCTCTTTATATTCTCTTTAGTGTTATGCCAGTCCATTTGAAAGCGATCAAAGTAAGCCACATTACCGCTTGCATCCAGTCCGATAATAACAGTAAAATCCACAGACTTTGCTAAGTCAATTCCATAGCTTACTATCTGTTGTGCTGATATTGGTTTAATGCAACTCCTAATAAATACACTGCCGAATGGGTTCGCACTATTTTCGGCAGGATTCGCCAAATATTCCTGCTCAAATACAACTGCCGGGAGCTGCAATTTTGCATCCTCAATCTCTCTAATATTGATATAGGGATTGTCGTATGTGGTAAATTTAAAACTTTTCCAATCCGTTTCTTCGCCCTTCATGAACATTGAATAAAAAAAGTTCTTACCTCTGGGAGTAGATAGGAAAACCGCCTTGCCCTGATAATCTGTCAAAGTCGGTCGAATACTGTTCTGCCATCCGCTTTCAAGATCAGGAATGAATGCCGCTTCATCCACTATCACTAAATGAAATTTACGACCTCTTAAATTATCAAGCCTCTCCCCGGTATAAAACTCAATACTTCCGTTATTCGGGCAATAGATTTTTAAATCAGAAATATTACTTTTAAAGGGTAATACTAAAGTAAGTTTTTCAAAAAATACCTTAGCTAATTTATAAGTCGGTGTAATATATGCAACCTGCCCGCCTTTGATTGCTTCCTTAATCCCCATAATCTGGGATAACTCAGACTTGCCAAACCTCCGGCCGCACATAACCACAATGAATCGAGCTTCGCACTCTAATATCTGTTCCTGGTTAATATGTGGCTTCGGAAGTTCCAACCTCATAAAATAGTTTTACCCTCTATAAATACAACCTCAATCTTTGAATCTTGCTGAATATCCAACTGCTCTTTAGGCTTTCCGTAAACTCTGGTTAATAAGGTCTCCAAGCTGTTTAGGCTTCCTTTCTTTAAATCATTAACAAAAGCGTTCGCGATACTCTTTTCTAAAATAGTAGCTTTTGGATTATCAAATACCTCTTTCAGTTCCGCGATAGTCATAGCCGTCATGACCTGAATCGTATCGTTGATCTCACCCAGACGATAACCCTGATCTTTTAACAAAGTCACATACTTGCGTTCCGCTCCCTTCGGGTTTCCAGATTGACCTTTTACCCATGGCTTTAAATTTTGTAAATTTGCCATACTAATAAATTTTATACAACTTGCTCCAGCTTGTCGGTAGTGTCAAATCCCTAACTTTGGAATATCCATTACACATGAAGAATAAATCCCACGCATCTTGCGATTTAAGATTAATGTGACCCCATTCTTTGTCTTTATCAGTTACCTCAGATGTAGAGCTGAAAAAAATATAGTTAGGCTTAATTTTAGCAAATAAAGAATCAAGCTCCTTATCTGTCATGTGTTCAGCCGTTTCCATGAAAAAAAGTAAATCCGTTGTAATCGGATTATTCAATATCTGAATGTGAGGCACATGCTCCCTCATGTATTCCCGATGCGCTCTGAATATCTCAAAAGCCTTAACATCGTAACCAGCCTTGTGAAATGCATCTGAATAAACCCCAGTACCTGCACCGTAATCTAAAACCGTTGTAACTTCTAAATCCTTTATCAACTCAACACTTAATCGTGCCAACTCCTTAAACATAGGATTGTGCATCCCGATTCCGTTCTCTAATTCCGTCGCTAAAAATTCCTGATCTGTCATTATATTAGTGTTTCCTTTGGTAAAAATTGAGTGCAATTTGTATGTCCTTCCGCTTGGCTCATTCTGTAATCTCTGCCAAGTCCCTGCACTACTGACATAAAACTTGATTGATTCCCACTTACATATTTGGCACCTGCCAATAATTGCGCAAGCTCTAAATAGTCTTTGATCTCGTATCTCTCAATCAAATGTTTATAAGGCTCATATTGATTTTCAAAACCAACAAAATAAACCTTATCAGAATTATCCTTTAGAAAATTAATCTCAGCAACCCAATCAGTATAATTATTCCGATAGCGTTCTGTTACATTTATAAAACTGTTTTGTGATTTAATCGGTTCAACTTTTAACCAGCCTTGCTTCCAACTTTCATCTACAATACCAAAACTCTGCAAATGAAGATGAACTAAATGAGTTAAATGCAGATGATCATTATTTCTAAATTTATCTAAGTCATAAATCGTACCAGATAACTCCCTGCCTTTTTTGACTTCATGGATATAGTCCTGAGATTCCAATAAAGGTTTTACCGTATTGTATAAATCATCTGGTAAATTTACATTGAAAATGCCTCCGCCTAATGCCTTAATCGTAGGCATAGCATAGATCACATCCCCAGTCGCTCCGCTATGATAAAAGTTATTCATTTGTCTATTTCTGCTAATTTCCTTTGTGCCCAAGCAACGCCCTCATCGCCTCCCCATGCTAACCACATCAAAGCACCGCAATCATTTTTCGGATCACCCTTTGAGTTTTCACGATGCCTCTCAAAACTTGACATTCTTGCTATTGTTTCCCGGCTTATGTTTTCGCCCTTAGCGATCTGGTTCGCCCTTGTCCATCCGACCAAAGTTCCGCATCCCCGATCATTTTCTTTTTTAATATTTAACGCCCTTCTTGCATTTGCTTTCGCTGCCTCCGGATAATCGTTATAACTGTCGACCATTGATACCCTGATAGCTGCCCAAACTCTTTGCGCTGCTTCCTCTGTTTCAAATATACATGCACCGGATCCAATCCGATACTTTCCATTGCTGCATTTAATTACCGGCATATAATTTATGATAAATAGCAAACCTTCTCTTATTTACTACGTGCAGATTAAAATGAGTATTGCAGTATTCATACAGATTATTCCCGTATTCTATTCTTGCATCCTGATCTAAAGTCAAAAGTTTAATCCATTTATACCAATCCTTTTGAGAATTTACATAGCATACCGGCAAATCTTTATACGGATGTAGGTTACTTACTATCGCTGGATTCTTTTTTGATGCGGTTTCCAAAACTTTTAGATTTGATTTCATCGCGCAAAACTTTGAATCGACTAAAGGAATCAGACTAATATCTGAATCACAATAAGCAGCCATGTATTCCGTAACCTGATTGTAATTATAGATAGTTGGATTAAGCTTCAATCCGTTCGTAAAAGCTGAGATCATGCCATCCCAAATATGTTTTTCGCCATCGTTATATCCAGCAATCACAGTTCGCACCGGGAAGTTTATCCGCTTCATTGGGTTTCGTAATATTTGAATGTCTTTGCCATGCGTTCCAGATCCAGACCAAAATAACCGCACCAGATCGGAAGGCTTTTTATCCAATATGAATTGCTCCTCTCCAAACGGTATTGCATTTGGTAAAATCTCTACGTTTGGATTCAGCTTCACTATTTCCTCAGCTAATCGTTCATGAGTGCATGTGCAGAGATCCGCGATCCTAATCCAGTCTATTATTTGCTCGGTCACTTTATTGGCTTTGTAACTTTCATAAAGTATATGCGTAGGATCTAAATGCCAAAAGTCATCATTATCAACTACCAATTTGAAACCATGCTTTGCTCTCCATGCCTCCATTTGATCAGGCGTGATATTAGCTAACATTCGGTTAAGTATTACAATGTCATAATTGCCCTCAAAGGTTTCATCGCTTATCGTATCGCTCATCATGCAATAATCCTTTTGCATGTTTGCAATCGGCATCATAATTCTATGATAACCTACTCCGCTGGTTTTAGTTGTGATAGCGAGTATTCTCATTGCTTCTCAAACCATTTATACAACCTCATGATCATGTCATACTTACAATTTCCGCACCAAACCGAAAGCATAAAGTTAGGATCTAAATACATTCGGTAAATATGCTCATACATTTGAAGTACCGGCAAATCTAAATTCCTGATATATCCGTTCTTTGCAGATTCGTAATTCCCCTGGTGTTCGACCAGCCAGTCCCGATGCTCTTGCTTTATTTCCATAAACTCCAGATAAATTTAGTTACAATCGGTGCGCAAAACCCAGCTATAAAAATAGTGCTGCTAATTTCCTGAATCAATTCAGGGGAAAAGTAATGTAATGGTGCAAGCCAGGCAGCCAGACAACTTCCGCAATTAAAAGGCTTGAAGTTGATTTTCCATCTAACATGAAATTTATGGATTTCCGTAAAAAATAGTGATGCACAGATAGCGGTTATAATTGATAAAATCATTTTTTAAAATTCTTTTTAATCTCGGCCTTAGTCTTATTGATTGATCGTACAATTGACATATAAGGGATCCCGGTCTTCCGGCTTAATTCTTTCGCATTCTTTTTAAAATCTAAAGCGTATAACTTGAACAGTTCCCGGTTATACCAATGAAGGTTTTGTAAATGTACCTCTATTTTGTTGTAAGTTTCCTCCGGATTGCTTTCAAAAACCTCTACATCATTTTCCAAAAGTTCAACATAGTTTCGGTAATTCTTAAAAAAACTGCTGCGGTCACTTTTAATCATGTTAAGCATAATCCTGACCATGTAATACTTCAGTTCGTTACGTTCGTATAAACCTATAAGTTTACTTTCATCCATCTCACAGAGGATTAGGAATACTTCCGCTTTTAAATCCGCTTGAAGTTCTACCGGCTGCATTTTTTCAAATGCCTCATTGACTGATTTTGATTCCCAAAACTCAGATAGGATTTCATCGCGTGACATTTTTCAGTGCAATTTCATTGCTATCCCTCAAAATTACAAATTTCTTTTAACCTTTGGATTTTTACCTGCTCCCAGCTTTTCCAATCGGGATAAAGTAGTTTAAGTTGATCCAAAACGATTTGCACATCTGCTATCTCCTCAGCTATGTTTGAATCTTTTATAATAGCTTGTGTAAGCTCCGCCATTTCTTCAATGAGCTTTAATTTCTGGTTCTGGTTCCCGAATTTGTCAAGTGCTTTTTCGTATAGGTTCATCTTTCCTAATCTTAGTGAATGAGTTATTAAATGTGATGTTGTGGTGAGTGTCGGCGTATTGTTTAGCGCAGGATATAAAAACCTCGCGCCGGTCTTCCGGTATTCGCTTCATTTCCATAATTTCGGATGGTTTCAGGTTGTCAAGAATTGACCAGGCTTTTTGTAGGTTTTCGTCTGTATTCATCTTAGTTTAAGATACTGCCTTTAACTGTTTCAACCCAAAAGTATCAGGCATGTCATTAGGACCTACACTTCCATCCTTTAAAATTCGCATAGCATCCAGCGTTAATTTATTTGCCTTTATGATTTGAGCAGCTACTCCGCTGATTGCTTTTGCCTTTTGAAATTCAATTTCCATTTTATCAGCTTTCATGGTTTCATCGTTCAATCTTTCTAATTGGGCAAACAAGTGATCATTCAGATCAGTAATTTTATTTCGTGCCATATTCTTTAATTTTTCGGTTTAGTTTTAAGTGAGTTCTTTTAGTTTTAATCAATTCGGGATGATTTTCAAGCAGTTCGGTTTTCAATCCTATATCTGTTTTCCGCCCTGGTGTTTTAGCTAAATAAGTCGCAACCATCGTATCACTCAGATTTATGGGTCCAGAATTACGGTTCATGTTTTCTGCCCTAGTAATTAGTTTCCAATTATCAGGATGACTGTTTAGCTTATTATCGGTTTTGCAAACTAATATTAAACCTTCGGGAATAATTCCGTTAACTTTTTCCCATTCAAATCGGTGCTTGTGTATCCAGTTAGCTTTACTTATTCTAATTTCGATATACCCATCTTTGGAGATTCGTTCTGATCCATCAAATTTGGTGTTGTGTGGCTCATTACCTTTTTTGAACTGTGTTTGCTGAATACATTGAATTTTTTCAGGAGACATCCATTCAGTAATTTTCTTGCCTTTATTTGGAGGTGTTTGACCTTTTTTAAAACGTGAGTTTTCCTGAAATTTCTTTGCTATCTCTGGAGGAACATTTAAGCCTAACAGTTTCAATCTTTGCCTTGCTCCGCTTTCGGATCTGCCTAAATTTTTAGACATTGTTTTTGCAGGGATTTTCAAGTAATTATCCTGCAAATATTTATCTTCTATCGGTTTAAATTTTTCAACTTTCATAATAACTCAAAATCGCATCAATTATATCATCAATTTTATACTTCATTAATGACCTCCCTCTGAGGAAGTCCATTATTATCTGTTGGTGCAAGTGATTAAACATTTGATTGCAAAACTATAATTACCGGATTTTCAACTTTGGCATAATACCAATGTTTAGTTAGCCATTTGTAAAGCGATGCCTTTGGAAAGTTCATCAACCTGGCAGCTTCAGTAGGTCCCAGATTATTAGCAACAGTAAATTCAATCGCCAAAGCGATAACTTCGTTTGAATAACGATGCCCATAGCGACTAACTAAAGGTCTGCCAAAGTTACCAACTGTTTGAGGTTCAATTTCGTAATTCATATACTTTAAATCCTTTATTTTTTAATTCTTCTATTCTAAACTTCTGCAATTCTGATAACTTCCCTGTCTCTGTTTTAACCTCAATAAATTTGAATTCATTATCCTTAAATGCAATGAGGTCAGGGATGCCATTTTTATTGGTTTTGATTAATTTTATTACGTACCACCCCTGCCCCTCTAATCGCTTGATAATCTTGCTTTGTATTAATTGTTCTTTCATAGTGCGCTAATGTGAAATTTTTCTTTTTTTGAATAAGTTTATAAATATTTGACTCCATACCTCGATCAGAAAAAACCCAATACACATAATTTTCTGCACGATCTTTAGTTGTCATTCTATCGCGTGCCTGCCAATACGTTACAGCACTAAAGTCAATCTCAACCATTACCAAATAATCTGCCTTGCTTAGATTAATGCCTTCACGCCCTGATACAAATTGCAAGGCAATCCATTTGTCTGTGTTGTTGAACTCATCTAAATTTGTTGTAAGTCTATCGCCAATAACATTTTTAAGGTTCTGCAACTGTGCAACATACTTATAAAATATCGCTATTTTATCATCCTTAAATTTGTTTAAAATAAACCTTGCCTTGGTATCATCCAAAATAATAAATGTCCCATCTTCGAGCTTAACCGTTCCGCTTGTAAGTTGGTGTTCTTTCTGCATTAGTTTGACTCCTGTATCTGCTAAAATTACACCTTTTGAACCGCGTATAACAAAATCACGTTTTAATCTTTTAATAATCTCATAGGTTCTATCCTGCATCTTTACGGTCAATACTGTTTCATTTACCTTGCTGACAAATCCTGATTCCTTTTGTGTAAAACGTAAAGTAAATGGATCAATATTTTTCATAATTCGTACAGAATCCGCATCGCTATAATCGGCTACAACGGCATAACCCAGATTTCTTTGCTTAACACAAACATATTGTTTTGCCCATTGGTAAAAGTTTTTATAATTTTTGTAGGGACTATTGCTTGAAAGCTGAAGCTGATGATATATTTGTGAAAATGATTCTGGGGTGCTTGTGCCTGTCATCAGGATGCAGGGTATATTTGAAAACCGATTAACCATAATCTTTTGATTTGTTCCCGGTTTCGGGAATGCCCCATACTGATGTGCTTCGTCATAGATCACAACATCAAAATTATTATGATTGATCTTATGTATTGATTCCTTATTAATTATTTCAATATTAAAAGTGTATCCAAAATTGTCATAATCTGACTGTATAGAATTAAATGCCTTGATTTTAGTAATAAACAGAACAGACTTGGCACCATATTTCTTACAGGTTTCTAAGGCTATAAGCGTCTTTCCACATCGAACTTCAATAGAAAAGTAAACCATTCTGTTTTGGCTCAATATCGTGCAGGCTTTATCCGATAAATGCTGCTGATAATCTCGCAGCTTAAAAAGGGATTGGCTCATCGTCTACCTCCTTTCCTATGCTAAACCATTTCATCCCATTTGAGTTGCCATCATTATACTCAAAATCTGAAAACGTACAGTATTTTTGTACCCAAATATTAAATTTCTTACGAGTTAGCCACTTCTTAAAGTCCTGGTACTCATCAATAAAATTATTGAAATAGGTAACTTTATCGTGTCTTGTGTTTAATGAAACATTTTCATTATCCTTAATCCATTCATAAAATTCCATCGAAGTTTCAGCAATAAACTTGCGTAGTTTAATATTCTTAGCATCCTGTTTTATTAATCCATTGTTAAGATATAATTGTAGGCATAAAACCATATAATTGTCGAAGCGTTCAAACTCTGGCAAATCCCAATCATCAAAAAGTTGTTTATTAAACTCATCATAAGGAGTTAATTTCCTGCCATAATACTGAGATATTTCAATCTCATGCCTACGTCTATCATGACTATTACCCTCTCCCTTTATTGCATAGTTTGTGCTGATCATCATCTTGGGGCTATCCTCAACTTTTATTTTTACGGCATCCTTGTTCTTGCGCTCTAATGTCATTCCCTCCGTAACAATGCTGAATTTGCTCTCAAAGTCAAAATTCTTCTTAACATCATCAAACACTAATATTTGCGTTTCAGGATTTACAGTCTGATACGGGAATGACTTCTTATCATCAAACGTCTTGCCATCCAAAATTGAAACGCGCCTGATCTGCTTGAGTCCCTGAACTAATAACCCCTTACCTGTACCGCCTTCTGGATTTTCGCTTATAACCTCATCATTTAAGATTATAGCCTTATTATTCATTTTGTTCTTATAAGTTGATAGTAAATAGCCTATTGTACATTCAATTGGCATTGGGTTGGAGTTTGATATATTATTTACAAAATCCTTGTAATCATTCTCAATATCCTCGTTCTTTATAAAGTCTCGCTGGATGATCTGTGATTCCCATACATACCCATTCACATCTATATAATCAATAAGTTTGGCAGTTGATTTAGTGACTTCTAAAATACCGTTCTTAAAGGCAATGAATGATTTATCCTTTAAGTCTTTTAATAACATTAAATCAATGGTATTTAGCATCAACAAATAATTCTCACTGAAAAGAGTCATGTAATTTGCACAAAATCCCCAAACATTATGCTCTCCGTTTTTTAGGAGGTAATCCAAAACAAAATCCTTAATCTTTTCAATGGATGTCTCAGATACCTTGTTGCTTTCGATTTTTACCCAGGTAGGTTTTTGCGTTTCATTTGGGAAGTATTTTTTAAATCCATTGCGCTCAAGGAATAATTTATATTTGAAGGCATCAATCTTAATCTTATTACTTCCTGACTTATCCTTTTCAAAGTACCAAAAATCTTCAATATCTGTGACCTCTTTGATTTGGTTATAAATATCCTCATCAATATTATGTTTACTTATAACCTCTTTTTTACCATTTTTTAAATCGGTCTTAATCCGGTTGATCTTTGTATAGTCCTCAAAATATTTACTTTCAAATGATCTCTTTTTGTAGGCACTTTTTATGGCAGTTGTTGCTTCTAATTCTGAAAATCCTGAATGTATAACATTGTTCAAAATATATCCTATTGCATTTTGTAATGTTATTCCATACTCACAAAATGCACCTGCAAGATCAAATATGTATGTGTTACGCTCTCCTTCAATAAAATCACGCTTCCAATTCCATTCTAATATTTTCTTAATAATTATGTCCTGATCAGTTATAGGCACCATTGGTACTTTATCTTGTACCATAAAACCTTCATCCTTTATTTCAGGATTAAATATCTCTGCTTCTAAATTTACATAAATATTAGGATCATAAGACTCAAAGCATACCCGATCAACATTTGAGTTTGATATATCAAAATATTCAAAATCAAATTCCTTATGAAAAGCCTTAAATATTAAAGGGTGTGTTTCCTTTGTTAAATTGTCTGATACTCTTACAACTCCCTTTATACCATTACCAGAAGGAGAGGTAAATAACAATACAAAGTGTTTGTTTTGTTTAAGAAATTCCAAATGCCTGGTCATTATTGCATCGTCTGGATATTTATCAAAATCCACAACCATAAGACCTGAATGTTTCTTTAATGATTTAGAATTTCTTTCATTAAATATTCCTGCAAATAGAATACATGGCAGTTTATTTTTCAGTGATTTATCTCCTGACCGTATCTTATCAAGAATATCCTTAGATGCTCCCCTTCTAATCCTTTCAATAACTTTATTCAATGGGACGTGAAAAGGAACGTCCTGAGATTTGAATAAATCTTTAAATACTGATATTTCCATGATTAAGCAATTAGGTTTCACCGTAGCGGCGGCTACTCCCTAATGCTTTAAGTTCTTTGATGGTATCCGCCAATACTGAGTACTAAATTAATAAATTAATAAATAAAAACAATATTACACCACGTTTTTTTAGTGTTTTAAAAATGTGTTGCGGAAATCATTGTTTAAACTATATTAAAGGCACTCCGCAACACATTTTAACGTTTTTTTAAGTAATTCAGGGGGGGGGGGGGTAAATTTTTAAAATTTT